CGTATACGCTCCTTACGTACCCCTGCAAGTCACTCCTACGATCTTCGGTACCGAGGACTTCGTGCCCCGTAAGGGAGTCATGACCCGGTACGCCAAGAAGATGGTTCGACCTGATATGTACGGACTGGTTGTCATTAAGGACTTCCTTGGTTAATCCTGATTGATCACTGATCATGCAAAAACCCCACCTTGACTAGTTTGAGGTGGGGTTTTGTATTTTTGAAACTACTTACTGTGAGGAGAAATATTTATGGCAGTTCCTACACTCACACCAGCTAGCACGACCAGCGCGATCGCGTTGCCGGTTACAAGTTCAGATTCAGCAGTAACTGTAACTGGATCTATGCCCTTTGGCGTATACACTAGTCAAGAATTTGTTACTGGAGCTTTGAAGCAAGTTGCATATACATATAAAAAATTAGGCGGCGATGTTTTAGATATAGAATTAACAAAGGGGAATGTTTATTCAGCATATGAAGAATCGTGCTTAGAATATTCCTATATTATCAACCTTCATCAATCAAAAAATGTTTTGTCGGATGTACTCGGAAACACAACTGGAACTTTTGATCATAAGGGCGAGATAAGCACCGGCCCAGCGAGCGCCTCGTTGAAATACCCAAAAGTAAGATTTGAATATGCAAAGAGGTTTGCTGAAGGCGTTGAATCAGAAATAGGTATTGGAGGCAACGAGACAATATATTCCGCTTCTTTTGATACTGTCAATAGCCAACAAGACTATGACTTGCAGACGATTATATCATCTTCTGCTGCCGATACAGCATCGCTTTTATATTCAGATTCAAATTTGGGCGATAATAAAATTGGCAATAAGAGAATATATGTTAAGAAAGTGTTTTATAAAACACCACATTCAATTTGGAGATTTTTTGGGTATTATGGCGGATTAAATGTTATTGGCAATTTATTTAGTTACGGTCAGTATGGCGACGATACGACTTTCGAAGTTATTCCTACATGGCAAAACAAACTTCAATCGATGGCCTTTGAGGACTCTATGTATACTAGATTATCTCACTTTTCATATGAATTGAAAAATAATAAATTAAGATTGTTTCCTAATGTATCTAGGCTCCACCCAGCAAAGATGTGGGTAGAATTTACAGTTCAGACCGATGCCTGGGATGAAACATCAGATAGAACCACTGGCGTCGACGGCGTCAACAACATGAATACTTTACCTTTTGCTAATATTCCATATGCAAATATTAATAGTATTGGTAAACAATGGATTCGTAGGTTTGCTCTGGCTTTGTCCAAGGAAATGCTCGGGCAAATTAGAGGAAAGTTTCAAACCGTTCCAATACCTGGAGAGTCCGTTACTTTAAATGCAGGAGAGTTACTTTCTCAGGCAAAAGAGGAGCAAGAAAAGCTCCGCGAAGAACTTAAAACAATACTTGATGATATGACCTATCACAAGTTAGTTGAAATTGATGCATCGGTATCTGAAAATGTCAATAATATTCATAAAAATATTCCTGTATCTATTTTCACAGGATAAGAGGGCCAATAGATGTCAGAATGGGACCAGCCATCACAACCGCCACCTCCTTTGTTTCTTGGGGAGAAAGAAAGAAACCTCGTTAAGCAAGTTAATGACGAGCTTATTGAGAGAGTCGTGGGCCAACAAGTTCTTTATTATCCTATTGATATTGAGCACACTAATTTTCATCCAATTTATGGCGAAGCGCTGAGAAAGAATTTCTTGCCTCCAATCAGGGTTTATGCTTTGATAATGTGGGAAAATTTTGAAACCTCATGGATGGCGAATGGGACCATTGATAAAAAATCTGAAATAACGATTAATTTTCACAAAAGAAGGCTAACGGAAGATCAAGATTTATTTGTGAGAGAGGGAGACTTTGTCTTATATGGTGATTTATACTTTGAGATAGTTTCTCTTTCTGAACCAAAACAATTGTTTGGCCAAATTGATCATCGGTTTGAAATTACTGCCAAATGCAACTTATCTAGGAAGGGCTTATTTGATGCAAGCTGATAATGGTGATCTTAAATTGAGCGAAATATTGTTTCAACCTTCAACAATTGAAGGCATCGACTCAGCAATTTTGGACTACATAGAAAACACAGCAGACATATATTGTACGACAAAAGACGGATTCAAGAAAGTGCCGGTTCTGTGGATCTCTGCCGAGCGCGCATATCAGAGAAAGCATAAGAAGGAACTAATGACCATGTCCGGTTCCTTGGTTCTTCCAGTCTTGACCATTGAGAGAACAAATATTCAAAAAGATATGTCAAAGAAAGGTACAGCCTGGGCCAATATTCCTCCCGTCAGTGATGAGAAGGGGGGATCAATAACAATTGCTCGGAGGATTAATCAATCAAAGACATCAAATTTTGCTAATGCGGATTCAAAGAGGCTTTTCAACCAAACGAACTTCAGAGCAAGAACTAAAGCTAGTAAAAAAGTTGTTTATGAGACAATAACAATTCCTCAGCCAGTTTATATTGAGGTGAATTATGAAATAACGTTATTGGCAGAATACCAACAGCAGATAAATGAAATGATTACTCCATTTATTACTAGACCGGGCAACGTAAATTATTTTCCAATAAAAAAAGATGGACATTTATATGAAGTTTTTGTTGAACCGGCTTATAAGCAAGATAATAATGTGGCAGCTCTAGAAGTTGCCGAAAGGCAATACAAAACAACGGTTTCGTATCGTGTGTTGGCTTATTTAATTGGTGATGATAAAAATCAAGAGTCTCCAAAAATCGTTATTAGAGAAAATGCCGTCGAAGTTAAGATACCCAGAGAACACGTCATAACAGGTGATATTTTAGAACATATTGGTAAAAAAGGCTTCTACAGAGAATAATAATAATGGAGATTACAAATATACTAAACTATTTACTAGAGAAAAAGATATAGTTTTTATCGTGATAAGCGTTTAAAATTAAGGAGATACATTCAAATGGCCGAAAGACAATTTAAATTCTCGTCACCCGGGATTTTCTTAAAAGAAATTGATAACTCGCAATTGCCCGCTCAAACCACTCGCGTTGGCCCGGTTATCATTGGTAGAACAAAGAAGGGCCCTGCAATGTGCCCAATTTTGGTTCAGTCATTTGAAGATTTTGTTGACGTTTTTGGTGAACCAGTACCAGGTGTCGGTGGCGGCGATCAATGGCGCGATGGAAATACAATTGGGCCGACTTATGCAGCATATGCCGCGCAAGCTTATTTGAGAGCAAATGGTCCCGTTACAATGATTCGTCTTCTGGGCGAGGATTCGGATGATGCCTCCACCGCCGGTACTGCCGGTTGGCAAACATTGGACTCCAGTGGCGCTGCCAATTCTTTGGATACAGGCGGCGGCGGCGCTTATGGGTTGTTTATTGTTGATTCGGGATCAAATGCGGCCAACCAAACAGATCTTACTGGTA